TGGACGTGATCAAGTTGAACGGATCGGATGCAGCCGTCGGGCTGATCGAGGAGGCATCAAAAGCCTGTCCCGAAGTCCGGTTGGGCGCGGCGCGCACGATCAAGGGCTTAAACTATAAGACCTTGGTGCGCACCGCCGTCCCGTCGGTCGGTTTCCGCACGGCGAATTCCGGAACGGCGATCGCCGCCAGCACGTTTGAGCAACGGCTGGTCGAGTGCTACCTCATGAACCCGCCCTTCGAAGTCGACAAGGCGGTCGCGGACGTCTACGAAGACGGCTGGCAAGCGTACCTGGCGATGGAAGCGTCGGGGATCATGGAAGGCGCCATGCAGTCGTTGGGCAAGGCGTTCTTCTACGGGACGAACGCGACCTTCGGCCTGGAAAACGCTTTCCCCGGCCTGTTGCAGTCCTACGACTCGACGAACATGGTCGTCGACGCAACGGGCACCACGGACTCAACGTGTTCGAGCGTTTGGCTGGTCCGATTCGGCCCGCAGCATGTGCAGTGGGTCATGGGCCAGGGCGGCCAGGTCGCAATGGGCGACGTCTCGCAGGAGGTGATCCGCCCGACGGCCACGACCAGCTACACGGCCTATCACCAGGAACTCTACATGCGGCCCGGCCTCCAGGTTGGCAGCCTGTATTCGGTCTGCCGGATCAAGAAGCTGACCGCAGATTCCGGCAAGGGGCTGACCGACGATCTGATTTTTGACGCCTTGTCGAAGTTCCCGACTGGGATTCGCCCGGACGTCATGCTGATGTCGCGGCGGTCCTTGTTCCAGTTGCAGAAGTCGCGCACGGCGACGAACGCGACGGGCGCGCCGGCGCCGATCCCGACCGAAGTGGCGGGCATTCCGATCGAGGCGACGGATTCGATCAGCGACGTGGAGACGTTGACGCTGTAACCAGCGGGCACGATCGGAAGTAGGAAAGGGATCAACCACCAACCAAACCAAACGAAAAGGATCCTGAAATGGACCGTCAGACGTTTCGAGTGAAAGATGCCAGCCTGTCGAAGTCGACCGCGCTGGGGAACGGCAACGCGGCGATCGTGAACAGCGCTTCGGTCGACCTCCAGGCGATTACGAGCCTGGGCGCACGACTGACGCCGGCCGAAGTGCTGTTGGAGGCGCCCGCGCTGACCGGGACGCAAGCGCCGAACGGATCTGCCATCACCTACGTCGTCCAGATGGATTCGACGACGTCGTTCGCGAGCCCGACCGAAGTGGCGCGAGTGACGCAGGCGACGGCGGTTACCACGGGCGCAACGGCCTTGTCGTTCCGCGCGGGGATCCCGTCGGATGCCGACCGTTACATGCGAGTGCAGGCGACGAACAACGCCACGGTCGGCGACGCAACGGCGTCGGAATTCGAGTTCTCGATCGTGATCTAAGCCGTTTTCCATGGCCATTATCGCCAGCCGCTGCCAGGAAGTCGCACGCCAGACCGCCAAGAGGGTCTACGGAGAGAGCTGCGTCTACCTGGCGGACGGCCAGGCGGTGGAGATTACGGCAATTCCGACCAAGCCACGGGCAATGCTCAATGGCGAGCAGGTGGTGGTGGTCGATGCTGATGCCCTCGACTTCCTGATCGAGGCTTCGGAACTGACCCGTATCGCTGGATTGACCGAGCCGGCGGAAGGCCACCAGGTCTTGCGATGGAAAGAGACCATCGAAGAAACGTACGAGGTCCGACCGCCGGGCCCTGAACTGCGATGCTTTGAACCGGTCGATGCCCACGGGGCGCTGTACCGGGTGCATGCGAAACGTATCACGTCCGAGTGACCAATGCCACAAGCTGCGATCGACGAACTGGCCGAGGCGATTAGGGACGCGTTGAACGACGCGGACTTTTCGATTGCCTTTACGGCCATCCGAGCGCGCAAGGCGAAGCGCCGCGTTGAGGAACTGAAGACCCTGGTAGTCGCCGTAATTCCCGCAGGGACGGTCATCGATACGGACGAATCTACCAGGGGCAAAATGGCCGAACAACATCGGATTGATGTTGCCATCCAGAAGAAGCTCGCCAGCCCAGATGACCTGGTCGAGGGTGATGCGCTGTCGTACCTCGCCCAGGAGATACGCGATTTTCTCTGCCGTACCAGCCTGTCCGAGCCTGTGGCCAACTGCATGGAAATTGCCACCGTGGACGGCGCGGAAGCAGGCTATTCGCCGCAACATCTGGATGAGTTCGGAGTCTTTACGGGTGTAGTGCGCTCCACCTGGCTGATGTGGAGGGCCGCATGATCGACTTACGAATCAAGGAGATGTTCTTCGATCGCCAGGTCGTCGTCTCGGCCGTGGACAAAGCCAGGCTCAAGGTACTGTCGAAGTTCGGCGCGTTTGTCCGGCAGACGGCCCGGCAATCGCTGGTGAAGAGAAAACGGCAGATCAGCTTACCCGGCCGTCCGCCGTACAGCCACACGGGCATTCTCAAGCGGTTCATTTTCTTCGGCTTCGACTCCTCCACCAAGTCCGTGGTGATTGGGCCGGCGCCGATGGGCAATACACCAGAAGCTCTGCCGGCACTCGAGCATGGCGGGATGACGACGGTCAAGCCGCATGGCCGGTTCAAAACAAGCAGGCGTGTAGCGATCGACGCTCGGCCGTTCATGGTGCCAGCGTTCGAGCGCGAACAAGCCAAGTTGCCCGAGCTCTGGATTGACTCGGTAACCCCATAGCCCCGACTGAGAGGTGATCAAATGGCAATGTCGAGCATCCAAATCTCCGCGGTAATCGCGGGTCTGAATATCGCGGGAACGATCACGCGGACGCCGCCCGGATCGCAGGGACACGAAGTTCCGCTCCCGGCCGCCAAGGCTGGGGCCGTGGTCACGAAGACCGACGCGAATACGTGCACGTGCCAAATGGCAGCGGGCCACGGATTCGCGGATAACGACGTCGTCGATCTGCACTGGGACGGCGGGTGCCGTTACGGAATGGTCGCGATGGTCGACGACGTAGACGTGAATGAAGTCGTCTTTGACGGCGGTGCGGGCGATGACTGCCCGGTCGCGGAAACGGCGATCACGGCGGCGGAACAGATCACGGTCGACGTTCAGTTGAGCGGCGATAGCGTCGAACTGGTCGCGGTCAAGTCGGATGTGATCGCGCATGTGGACTTTGAGACGTCCGCGCCGGCAAGTATCTTCGCGCAAAGTCTTGCGGTAAACGCGCCGTGGATCTGGGCGGCAGACGTCGGTGTTACAAACCCGTTCGCGGGCGAGTCGATCGCGCAAGCGAAAGTCAGCAACGGAGCGACGACGGCGGGAACGCTGTTGATCGGGTTTGCGTACGACAGCGACGGGTGATCGGGGGAACACCTCGGGGACCCAAAAGAATCAACCTTTTGAGACAAAGGAGTAATCACATGCCCGTAGGCTGGGATGCAAAACTGTATCGTGGCGCCGCCGGATCGGAACCCGCGACGGAGATGACCAATACGCGGGACATCAAGTTGCCGTTTGGCGTTTCCGAAGCGGACATCAGCACGCGCGCGAACCGGATCGAGTTGACGGATGTCGCGATGCTTCAGGCGGGAGTCGACTTCGACATGCTGTGGGATGAATCCGACGCCGATTTCGCGGCGATCTGGACGGCGTTTTCCACGGGCGCGAGCATCGGAATCAAGGCACTCGGGAAGGCCACTGGCAGCGGTTTCAAGTCCGACTGCAAAGTGACGAAGTGCGAAGCGGCATTGGACCTGAAAGGCGCGCGGATCGCGAACGTCACGATCAAGCCGACGAAGGGCACGCTGGCGGCGCAGATGGTCACGGGATCGTAAGCCTGCGGATCGGCGGAGTGGCCTTGGAGAGCACATATGGCGACCGTCGTTGTTAACCTGTCGGCAAACGTCGACTCCGTCAATTTATACGACAATTTCAGTCGCGAAAGCGACCGGGTTATCTACATCAATGACATTTTGCCGGTCGCGTATACCTGCACGTTGACTACGCGCACGTCGGATACGGCGGGTGTTGTCACGTTGAGCAGTGCGGGCCACGGAATAGTACCGGGCTACCATATCGGCCTGATTTTCGCCAATGGCGCGATGCGGTATCACGCCTCGGTGTCTGCGGTCAACGGGGCAGCGATCACGTTTAGCGCCGGATACGCAGGCGGCGATCAGTTCTCTGCCGTGTTGCCCGCACAAGGAACGGCTGGAACGTGCGGAAACGTAGTCGAATTGCCGTTTGATCTGACCGCTGCAAGCCCAAACCTGGTCATAGTGGCAGCGGACAGAATTTGCCATTTGGCGTTCATGCGCTCGGACGATACCGCAATTGCGGTCTGCACGTTGTTCGGAACGGCGGACGCAACGGACGCGTTCTATTACGCGGTTAACAAGGGTCTGCCGGCGATCCTGTCGGATGTGACGAAGAAAATCTGGGTCAGTTCATTCGACACGGCGACGGAAATGACACTGAAAGGGTTGGGAGTAGCCTAATGCGCGAGTTCACCGACAACAAGGGACGGGTTTGGGTGGTGGAGCTCAACGTCACGACGTTGAAGCGAGCGCGCGACCTGGCGGGCGTGAACCTGACGACCATTCTGGACGCGGGGGGCCTCGAAGCGTTTCTTGACGACGCGTTTCAGAAGGCAGACGTTCTGTACGCGGTGTGCCGCGATCAGGCTCAGACGTTGGGCGTGACCGATGAAGAATTCGGTCGCGGACTGACCGGGGATGCGATGGACGCCGCGGAGGTCGCCCTATTGGCGGAAATCGCAAATTTTTCCCCGCTGCGTCGCCCGCTGATCGAACGGGTGGCGGCGCAGCATCAGAAATTGAGGGCGGAAACGGACAAGCAACTTCTGGCGGCGATCGACGATCCGGAGACGGAAAAGGCGATTCTCGCGAGGGTCCATCGGACGTTGGAAAACCTGCGAGCGTCCGAGCTTGGCAGCATATTTACCGATGCGCCGGTATCGTCGGCGTAGACCCCGGGCCGTTCACGCTCCGAGAATTGTATGATCTTGCCGACGGCCGCCAAACGCTGGAATGGAACCAGACGGCCGAAGTTCTGGCGGCGATCTACAACAGCAACCCCTATCGGTCGCGGACCTATCAGGCGGACCAGTTCAACCCGATGGCGCGGGGCCAGTCGAGGGAGCCGGAGAAGCCCCCGCAGATCAGCGATGAAGCGGCAATGCGCATCTTTGAACACGTCTGGGGTCTGAAACCGGGCCAGCAGCAGGTGGAGGCGACGTAGATGG